CACTCTTTGGTAACTTCAACACGCTTGGGTGTATCTGTGATTTATGCATTTTATTCTCCTATTAAATCAATATAAATTTTACCCACACAAGTAGCTAAATCTGAATTATTATATTCATCTTCTATAATAAGATGGGATATATCTTCACTACCTTTGTCATGCTTAGGACTATTTATTTGTACGATAGCATCATCTGGGTATGCTTGTAGTTCTCTTATTAATTCTTTATTTGTCATTACATTCTCCTTAATATGCATCAGCATGGTTAGTAGTATGTTCTTCCCATACCCATTCCAATTCCTCTATAACTTCTTGTTCAGTTAGGTTTGGATTTGGGTGTGTTAAGTTCGTCATAACTTCAGACATGAATGAAAAGAAATCTTCATGTCCATTGCGTAGACATGACATCACATCTTCACACCATGTCTGTTCGTCATTCATCATAATTGATTTTGCATATCCCATGTTATGTCCTTTCTATTTGTTTAACCATAAATGCTTTCGCATCTTTGACTAATTGTAAATCTTCATCTACACTTCCACCAAACTTCTCAACACATGCTTGGATAATAGTATCACTATGCCAACCTTTAGGCATATGCTCACCAGTTACTGCATGTTTAGAACCATGCACCATTGCATGTTCTTGGAAGTCTGTTATAAATTTTTCTAGTTCATTCATGTTGTTCTCCTTTAATAATTAAATAATAATATATTCATATAGTATTCATATATTATTTTTAATTAAATGTCAAAGTAAAAATAAAATAATCACACATATATAAAATAATAATTCGTTATCCATGTTATTTTCCTTATGCTTATAGTGTGCATACTCCAACAGCATACACACTATTAATATTATTTAGATAATGCAACAGTTGTTTGTACATTAACTACCTTTGGTTTAATATTGTATTTTTCTAATACTTTATTCTCCATTTTAACATGGTCTCTTACATTCTTACGAATGTGATTAACCATATTCTTTACGATAAATCTAAATTGAGCCTTTACTATTTTAGAATCTATCGCAGGTATTTTTACCCACTCACGTTTCCTTTTCTTATATACAATGCCCATAACATTTATTGTTTTATCTTCTAGGTGTTCAACAAGTCCAGACACATCTATTTTTTCTAATAAAATATTATCATGGTAACTACCAGTATTGAAAGACCTTACTCTTTGCTCTGGATTCACGCTAAAACCTATCTTATAGGTACTGTAGCCACCTTTAGCTAGGTATATGTATGCTTTCCTATCTTGATTTTTTAGGTTCGCATCTGTAGTTACTTGTGCTTTAATTACATTTAATATTTCATTAGAATTTACTAATTTAGTCATAATTTTATTTCCTTTTCTTTTTTTTATTAATGTTAAACAGTAGTTTAGTTATACTGCAAACTACCAAATCAGTCTTGGAGAATTAAATAAATATATTTAATACTTTTGAAATCCAAGATGTAGATGGTTTCACTTTAGAAACAAATCTACCAGATTTTATATCCCTATCAACTGAATTATAACCTTTGTTATAAAATCTAGCTACTGTTGGGTTTCCATATCTGTTAGTCATAGTCGTTCTCCATGCCATGCTTGTTAAAAGAAACTCAAATATCGCAGGCAGAATATTTAAGTTTGTATTAATTATATATAATACTTTCATATACATTTCAAGTATTATATATAATTATTTTGTTACCAGATTGGTAATTAATTGTCAACTACAAAACCAGAAGTATCTTTTCTAGCTTTGCCTTTGGCATACAGAGTAACAACCACACCTTGCTTATCATATGGTCTTACATCTGTATCATCACCATTCACACAATCCATTCCCATGAATGTGCGTGGTTGATTCTCTTTACTTCTAAACACTACTGCTATTCTTTTGTTATTCTTAATAGCTTTTTCAACCATAGGTTGATATTCTTTTACGCCAGAATAACTGAAAGTATCGTCATAATTCTGTATATTACCTAACTTTCTGTTAGGTATTTTTGTGTAATCATAGAATTGTATATGTGAATATTCTTTAAATATTTCTGGCATAAACAATTCCCACCTCACATCTGATGTGCCATTCAATCGCACCATAGGCGTGAAGTTTATTTTATTAGCTTGTCTAATCAATCTGTTTAATTCTTTACGAATTAACTGTTTAAATTCAATAGGATATTGTTGATAAAACAATGTTTTTCTTAACCTTGCCATCTGATTAGATGTAAATTGTCCTCTACCAGCAGTATTTAAACAACCTTCATGACATCTAGCTAGTTCTGCCATAGGGCAGACATTAACACCACTTAACTTATATGGTGCAAGGTACATAATACCTGTCAAAACTTTTAGTTTTTTACCTTTTTTAGTTTTTGTATCTGCATTAACAGAAAATAAATTTTCTGGAAATTTAGAAAACAATTCAGAATAATTATTCTGTATTTCTTTTTGTGTTGCCTTTGGCAATTTTGATAAATCGTAAATCATAATCATCTCCAATATTAATTAATAAATAATATATTCATAAGTATTCATATATTATTTTTAATTATGTGTCAAGTATTTGGTGAATTGACATCAAAACAATGCCAATTAATATATTAATTGTTAGTATAATTCCCAACCATACGATATTGGCATGTATAGTTGGTATTAGTGCGACTATGGAAAATATAACCATAGCCATGCCTAATAAACTACAAATTTGTTCGTTCATGTTCAATCTCCAAAGTTATTAATTAATAATATAATATATTCATATACATTCATATATTATATTTTAATTATGTTGTCAAAATTTCATCATTGCCATTCATCAAAACGACAACAACTTCATCATCTATTTATTTATTAATATATTCATATACATTCATATATTAATAAAAAATAGTAAGTAAACCAAAGGTTTAACTGCCTAATTTGTAGGCACATCATGTCGCAAATATATGCATTATACACGCATGAATGATGAAAATTTAAGCATTCATCTGCCTAATTTTTGTGCAATCTATAAGATTGCCTAATATTTAAGCACTTTAAGGTATCTCTTTAGAGATAATGAGACTTTGTAGTCTATAGAGACTACACCCCACCCCAAAAATCGTGCGTGCATGTTATATATATATACAGGTGTGCCATATATGCAACAAAAATACCAGGATCTCTCATCAAAATAAAAAAAATAAAAAAAGTACTTGACAATTAAGTGGGGAGTAGTGTATAATTATATATAATATATAAAATTACTAAAACCATAAGTACATTGTTTTTTGTTTTTATTTGTTTTTCTTATTAAAATATATAAAAACATACAACAAAGGATACAAAATCATAGAAACCACAGATACTATAGAGACTATAGAGACTCCATCACAATTTGAAGCTCTCTTAAACCTACAATTACTTGTTTCCCACAAAGTTCAACAGGATTCTAAAGGAGATTTTCTTACATTTGTTAAACAAATGGCTCCAATGCTTGTTTCAGACTTTAAAATGGGTAAGCATATAGAGGTTTTATCAGAGAAACTACGTCAATTAGAGTCTGGTGAGATAAAAAGACTTATGGTCTTTCTACCACCACGTTCATCAAAGTCTGTTATTTGTTCTAAATTGTTTCCTGCATGGTATATTGGAAGGAATCCAGAACATGAAATACTTACTGTTTCCCATAGTGACCAGTTGTCAAGCGATTTTGGTCGTTCTGTCAGAGATTTGGTTAATGCTGAAGAATTTCAAAATGTTTTCAAAGGAGTGTCCTTACGTTCAGATGTACGAGCAGCAGGAAAATGGAAAACAAACAAAGGTGGACAATACTATGCTGCTGGAGTACGATCCCAGATTGCAGGAAGAGGTGCACACATTGCGATCCTTGATGATGTTATGTCAGAAGAGGACTCATACTCTGAAGCAGGCAGAAGATACGTTAAGGAATGGTATCCAGCAGGATTAAGAACACGTATAATGCCTAATGGTTCTATACTCATCATTAATACTCGTTATCATTATGATGATCTCTGTGGATGGTTACTAAAACAAGAAGAGAATATGGGAGATTATGATGTTATTCCTTGGGAAGTTGTACGTATTCCAGCATGGCTTGATGAAGATGCAGCAGAATTACTAGATCTTCCAGTAGGTTCTAGTTATTTTCCTGAATGGAAACCAGATGAAGTACTACGTGTAGATGAACATGAGATTAAAGCTTCAAATGGTGCACGATACTGGAATGCCTTATATATGCAAGATCCCACACCAGATGAAGGTGGGTTAATAAAAAAGAAATGGTTAAGATGGTGGGAATATGGTGAGCCACCACCATGTGATTTTATACTACAAACGTATGATACAGCGTTTTCTACCAAGACAACAGCAGATTATAGTGTTATTCAGACATGGGGTATATTCTCTATGTATGATGAAAGTGAAGAAGGTATAGAATCTTTTCAAGGTAATCTTATTTTATTAGGAAACATTAAAGGAAGATTTGAATATCCAGAATTAAGACGTATGACACAAATGTTATATCAAGAACATAGACCTGATGTTTGTATGGTAGAAAAGAAAGCATCAGGACAATCATTAATACAAGATATGCGTAGAGCTGGTATACCTGTGTTAGAATA